ATCTTGGTTTTCCTGCAGCTGTTAAAATACCGTCCTTCTCAAGATCCCTACCAATGCCTGCTAGGCTTTTACCCTCAAGGTACTCTCTGTAAATGCGCTTAATGATTTCAGCCTCTTCAGGAACAATTATTAGGTTTCCTTCTTCATCTTTTGTGTACCCCATAAATCGATTGTGGTTGACCTGGACTTTCCCTTGCTGATATCGATACTGAAGTCCAAGTTTAACATTCTGAGAAAGGCTCTGACTTTCTTGCTGCGCGAGGGATGCCATAATGGTCAGAAGCACCTCCCCCTTGGCATCCATTGTATTTATGTTCTCTTTCTCGAAAAATACGGCTATGTTCTTATCCTTGAGTTGCCTAATATATTTTAGGCAATCCAGAGTGTTACGGGCAAATCGACTGATGGACTTTGTAATAACTAGATCGATGTTCCCCTCCATGCACTCATCAATCATGCGGTTGAACTCTTCTCGTTTTTTCGTGTTCGTGCCTGAAATGCCGTCATCTGCAAATATGCCTGCGAACTCCCATTCAGAATTTTTCTTTATAAACTCGGTGTAATGAGCTACCTGCACCTCATAGCTTGAGTTCTGCTCTTCAGTTTCTGTAGAAACACGGCAATAAGCAGCAACACGCAGTTTCTTTACTTTTTCTTTTGCGGCTGTACTTCCGACCCTTTTTCGTGCTGGAATTACAGTTATGTTTTTCTCTGCCAATTTAAACCTCGCTTTCTATCAGACTATAAAGGTACTCCGCTCGCGCTACTGGATCATCTGGAAGTTCACCTTCTGATTTTCTCATTTTAAATCTTTCTATAGGTGGGGGAGCACTGAAAGCTGCAAGCTCTGCAATCCTCCCTAGATCCTTCGCACGTTTACTTCTAACTTCTTCAGCCTTATCAAACGTCTCTTTATCAATGATTGCGGGGTATACGTCATTTCCAAGATAGTTGATGTTTTTCAAAATAAGTCCCATGGATGAATGTGTCTTCTGAATACCAGCCTGCTCACCAGCCACAGCAAGGGAAAGCCCGGAAATGTACTTTTCAAAGAAATCCCTTACTTGATCCGCAGTCCTTTCATCAACGGTAACAACTCCGTTCGTAATTGTATATCCGTATGGTACATAGGCCATTTACCTCACCACCCTTTCTTTAAGGGAAAGTCCACATTTTAGTTTAAATGTCAGTTCATCCCTTGAATCTACAATGATGTTTTCTACATACTTTTCAAATGCCTCGTCCGTATAATTGCCATCAAACTTCTCTTTTGACACATGCTCAAGAATCGCCTTTACCTCATCTGCCTGTGATGTTCCACTTGTAAATGACATGACCAGATTCGTCTTCTCAATGGTTAGATTTTTTATTTCGTTGTCCAGAGCATTTCGTTCCTTGCTAAAAAGTGCTGGCTCAAGAAACCCTTTTGTCATAAGGCCAATAAGCGTATTGCGCTCTTCGGTCAATTGCTCCATTCGCTTATCGATAGCATCAATTCTTTCAAGGTCGCACTCTTCTTGGTTTTTACTTATAGCATCATAAAGTGGCCCAAGGATAATCTTTCTGCTGTAGGCAAGCTTATTCATCATGGTGGCAAAGGTTGCCTTTATCTCTCCATCACGCAGGAACAGCATGGAGCAGCTGTTCTTGTCTTCAATATGCCCTATGCAGCTCCAGGCAATATAACTTCTGCCAGCAGAGTAGTTTGTTTTTCTCCTAAACGTGGACCCACACTCTCCACAGATGATTTTACCGCTTAATACATATCTATTCTGATAAGCCTTTTTGTTAACAGCCTTAATCTTTGCTCTTTGTGTTATCAGCTTTTGTGCCTTAGAAAACACTTCTTTGCTGACGATAGGCTCATGATGATTCTTGCAGTAAAATTGGTCTTTCTCACCTTTATTAGGTCGTCTACTGTAATTGCCATCAGTGTATGTCTTTTGGAAAAGCGCATCCCCTTTGTATTTTTCATTTCGGAGCATATCAATCACTGTTCCTGTGCTCCAATGATTACCTCTTCTTGCAGGAATCTTGTCCCTGTTAAGGCCCTTTGCGATCACACTTCCACCTTTACCTGAAAGGCACTCTGAAAAAATGCGCTTAACAACTTCTGCTTCTTCTGGAACGATGACCATCTCACCATTCACATTAGCATAACCATAAGGTGGACTGCCAATAATGAAACTGCCATTTTGAAACTTTTTATTGATTGACCAAGTTGTGTTCTGAGAAATAGATGCGGACTCTTCTGCAGCAAATCCAGATAGAATTGAGAGCATTAACTCACTCTCCATGTCACCTGTATTTAGATTTTCTTTCTCAAAATAAATGAAAACGCCAATATCTATGAGCTGCCTTACTAGTTCTAAACAATCCGTGGTATTACGTGCAAAACGGCTGATGGACTTGGTGATAATAAAATCAATCCGACCACTTTCACAATCACGAATCATGCGGAGAAGTTCAGGTCGTTTTTCTTTCTTGGTACCTGATATCCCTTCGTCATAGTAAAGACCTGCAAACTCCCATTCTGGATTGGACTTGATGTATTTTTCATAGTGTTCCCGCTGGGCTTTAAGGCTTACCAGCTGTTCGTCACTATCTGTTGAAACCCTGGCATAAGCGGCCACTCGAAGTTTGTTTTTCGATAACTGTGATCTTGTCAGTTCATCGATTTTCGTTATCTTTTTCATTGTCTCACCTCGCTTTCTTTCATTACATATATCACTCTAAAAGCCACTAATAGCAAGTGATTTAAGACATAATCTCAGCTAGCTTTGGTAAGAATTTCTGGCGGTTTAACGCTGATATTTTTTGTCGTTCATCCTCTGTAATTTTGCCTTCTTTCTGAAGCATCCTGATAATACTTTCTGCTATATAAAAGTCATACTCTCTTTGCAACTGTTCCTCTGTCATCGGTTCTGTCTCACCCTTGATCGGGCTGCCATCTTTCACTTCAATAATCTTCATAAAAAAAACACCTCCTACCTGGTAGCCACGGCAAGAGGTGGAATCTGATTGTTTAACTAATCTTTCTTATAAAATTCGCATTCATAACCATCGGTATCAAGAAGCAATCCCTTTGCCCAGGGAGGGACTCTACTCATCTGCTGGCACACCCTATCAAGTGACATGCTAGGATCCGCCTCAATAATAACTTCATCATGCACATGAGCCACAATGCGGTAAGAGCTTAGAGTCTTTATGGCATGCATCAAAATATCACGAGAGATTGCTTGGACAATGTTTTCTACAAACTTAGGCCCATAGCTTTCAAGTCGATCCCATTTTTTAGTAGCACCGACACCTTCGTAAGTGACCGATTCACCACCGAAGATATTCTCACCAATCTTTGGTTTAACATAGGCAAGCTGCCTACCAGAAGGAAGAACAATAAAGAGCATTCCACTCCTGTAATGAAACTTAATATTTTGTATTTCTTGAGACTGCTTTTCCTTAATACACTTCTTAGCTGCTCTATCCACATCCCACCAGAATTTTACGATGTACGGGTTAGCCTGCCTCCAGGCATTAACCAAGGGTTTTAATTCTTCCTCCTCAAGGCCCATATCCAGTGCGCCCATAGCCTTTAAAGCTCCCACTGATCCACCATAACCTAGAGCTAGTTCTGCGATCTTGCCTTTCTGCCTTAAATGTCCATTCACACCATGCTTTTCTACCGGGACATTAAACATCTGTGATGCGGATGCACAATAAATGTCACCGCCGCTTGCAAATACTTCACTTCTCCAATCTTCGCCTGCTAGCCATGACAGCACACGAGCCTCAATGGCAGAAAAGTCGGCAACTATAAACTTACAGTCTTTCTTTGGCACAAAAGCTGTCCGAATAAGCTGTGAAAGAGTATCTGGTATATCTTCATAAAGCATTTCGAGGACTTCAGAATCACCATTTTTTACGATGCCTCGTGCCTCTTTTAAATCCATCATATGGTTTTGAGGTAAGTTCTGCATCTGCACAAGTCTTCCTGCAAAGCGACCAGTTCTATTGGCTCCGTAAAATTGGAACATTCCTCTAGCCCTAGAATCTGCACATACCGCATTTTCCATTGCCGTGTATTTCTTTACGGATGACTTTGCTAGTTGCTGACGTAGTTTAAGCACTTCAGCCAAGTGTTCTGGTGCGTCCTTCAATAACTCTGCCACAGCCTTTTTACCGAGGGTATCTGTTTCTAGACCATTATCAGCCAGCCAGTCTTTCATCTGCTGTACTGAGTTGGGGTTATCAAGTTCTGTTATTTCCTGCATCTGATCCATTAGCTTGGTGTGTGAAATCTCATCCATAGCGATAGCCTGCTTTACGAAGTCCATGTCTACCTTGATGCCTCGATCATTGATTTCCTGGTCAAGATGGTATTCATGCCATATTCCATCCGGGACAGGAAACTTACTAAGCCTCTTTTGTATCTCAATTTCCGTTTCAACATCTCGCTTGTTATAGTCCTTAAAACTCTGCCATTTCTCCTCATCGTCACCTGGCAGATTACGAGTTCTGCCACCGTTTGTTTTAGTAGGCGTACACGGTACACAAAAATATCTAATAAGATCTTTACCTTCTGTCAGCTTCTGCTTTTCAAGACCAAGGACTGCACCCACACCTACTAAGGATAAGGGAAGCCCCATATAGGCAGACCATACCATTGAGCATTTCCATGAGGATGGATTTAGATATTCTCCACATGGATGTCCAAGATATCTGGATAGACAGACACGCTCAAACTGAGCATTAAAAGCCCACTTGGTTACTTTTTCATCGGTCAAGGCATCCAGTATGATCTGTGGTATCTTTTCATCTTTCGCAAGGTCAACCACCTCGACATCACCGCCATCAACTGAATATCCAAAGAGTAGTATTTCAAAGTCATCTGCCTCTACATAACGATAAACTCCGCTCTTTTGTAAATTAACAGATGAGTAAGTTTCGATATCAATTTCAAGACTTCTCATAATATACCTCCGTTCCTAAAAAAGCAGGTGGCAGAGGAAATACCCCCACCACCGTCAATTGGCCTTTTCTATTAGGCAAGGAAGTCATCTTCTGCAAGAGTTGTAAAATCATCTGTTGCAGAACTCTTTCCACCAAGAGGCTCGCCATCTTTAATCTTTTGAATGTTGCCAAGTCCGCAAGCCACACCTTTATTTCCGTTGGAGTTGAATGCGAAAAAATTTAGAGAAACCCTGGCAAAGCAGCCACTGTACATCTCACCACGATCCATGATTGGCTTTACGCTCTTGTCCACAATCTGTGGTGGGGTTTTGCTGTTGGCATTGATAAAATAATGCCCTTTATATGCTTCGTCATCGCGCTCCACATCCCCATCACGAAGAGGAATTTTTATTGCAGCCTTGTTGGGCTTCTTTCCACCAAACTTTGCGATACCTTCCTCAATAGCGGCATCAATTGCAGCATTTACTGCGTTAATGGTTTCAGTATCGTCCTTTGGTATGAGTACGGATACGCTATATTTTTCAGCACCACCGTTGACGGAAACCGGCTCCCACCCATGGAAGTAAGAAAGTCTTGTGTTCACACCTGTAATAACCTTAGTTTTATTCGTATTACTTTTCATAATGATCAATCCTCCATAATTTCGTTAAATTCGTTTTTTGCACTCGTTACGTTCATAGCCACTCTTTTATCAGTTTTAGGAACAAGCGTTGGCTTGCCTGGTAGTTTTACTATGAGGCTTCCTAAGATTTCCTCAAATTTGGTTTTGCCCATCAGTTTCTGCATCTCTGTCAAAGGAATAAGGCTCTTACGGAAAATATCCTTATATCCACTCTCTACAGCTTTTTGTGCTACAATATCTTCATCTTTGTACTTACGAACTGAGCGACCTTCCACAACTTTAAAACCACTCCACTCTTTTCCATGGTTAACTGCTGCATCTGTGGCATAAGCAGTTATTTCACCCGCCCACTTTGTGAGATCAGGAATAATGTTTAGAATTTCTTCAATCTCACTATCTGTAAGCAGTGGTGGCATCTTAAACTCCTTCTGGGCCAGTTTGAGCTTTTCATCAGCCCTTGCACGGCATCTTATGGATGCTCTGCAGAAAGTACACCACGGGCCAGGGATATATTCCCCTTCTCCTTGATAGGCTTTTGCTGCCTTTGGTTTTAGTTCCTCTTCTGCCCAGGCTTTAAGTTCTTCTACAGGAAGAGTCCAGGTGCTGACGTTTTCTCTTCGTGGCTGGAATATTGTCATTGATACTTCTTTGATGTCGTAGAGACTGTCATAGATT